ACTGGTAATGTAACTGCTGGCAATGTTATTGCAACTATTGTAGGCGATGTTACAGGTAATGTCAGTGGTAGTGCAGCCACAGCAACTAGTTCTACTACCGCTGGCACTGTAACCACAGCAGCACAACCTAATATCACAAGTGTTGGCACATTAACCAGTGCTACTGTAACAGGTAATATCACAACCACTGGAAATATCAATATCAATGATCGCCAAGGTCTATATCTATACGATAGCGATAGTTCAAATTATATTGCAATTGTTTCTCCATTAACTGTTACTAGTAACGTAACATTTGTATTGCCCGGTGATGCTGGAACCATTGATTATGTATTGTCAACCAACGGTGCTGGCACACTTAACTGGGTAGAACAAAGCGGTGGTAGCGGCGGAGCATCATCGTATCCTAATAGTACTGTTACACCAGTTCCTAGTTCAGAAGGTAATTTTGATTTAAGTTATAATTATGTACAAACAATACAAGAAACACCATTTGAACCAGACGGAACAGATGCGTTTGGAGTTAGTCTTGGCGAAGTGTACAGTCTGATGGATCCAGCTGGTGATATTCCAGCTGCAACAGATTTAGGTACACTAGCTTGATAAATAAGTGCAACTAAGGAAACAATATGCCAACTGTATTACAATTTAGACGCGGAACTACTGCACAGAATAATGCATTTACTGGAAGTGCTGGCGAACTAGCCGTTGACACAGATTTAGATACAATACGGGTACATGATGGTAGTACTGCGGGTGGTTTTGCAATTACACAAAATACTGCAACTCAAACACTTACTAACAAAACGTTAACCAGTCCTGTGCTAAACACACCAACAGTAGGTACTAGTATTACATTAAATGCAACTGGAGAATTAAGATTTGGCGATAGCGATACAAGTAATTACGTAGGATTTAAGTCACCAGCAACAGTAAGTTCGAATGTTATATGGACTTTACCATCAGCAGACGGCACTTCGGGACAAGCACTTGTAACAGATGCAAGTGGCAACTTGTCATTTGCAGCCGCTGGGGCTACTATTAGTGCAGATACTAGTACTAATACTGACTTTTTACTTTATTTTGCAAGCACAACAACTGGTGCATTGACCGCAGTAAAGCAAGACAGTGGATTGGTATACAATCCAAGTACTGGTACACTAACAAGTGCTGAATTTGTAGGTGGCGGTGCTAGCTTAACTGGTTTGAGCGGAACTGCTATTACCTCAGGTACAGTAGCAGCGGCTAGAGTGGCAACACTCAACCAAGACACAACTGGTAGTGCAGCTAGTTTAACAACTGCTAGAGCAATTCAAGTAAGTGGTGCAGTAACTGGTACTGCCAATTTTGATGGAAGTGCGGCGATTAACATTGTTACAACCAACACTGCTGATCCAACAATTACACTAACAGGTGCCGTAACTGGTGCGGGTACATTGACCAATCTTGGCAGTGTTAGTATTGCAACAACCAACACTGCTGATCCAACAATTACACTTGCTGGTGATTTAAGTGGTAGTGTTACACTAACAAACTTAGCAAGTGGCACGTTAACTGCAACCATCGCAGCTAACAGTGTTGCACTAGGAACTGACACAACCGGAAACTATGTGGCCACAGGTGCCGTATCAGGTACAGGACTAAGTGGTAGTTCAAGTAGCGAAGGTGGAACATTTACTGTTACATCAAACGCTACAAGTGCTAACACTGCAAGTACTATTGTAGCTCGTGATGGATCAGGTAACTTTAGTGCTGGTACTATCACAGCAACAGCAACGTCAGCACAATACGCTGACTTAGCAGAAAAGTATTCAACCAACACAGATTTAGCTCCAGGAACCGTAGTTGCAGTATGTGCTGATGAAGGGCACGATGTAGAAGCTTCATCTATAGGCGATATTGCAATTGGTGTTGTTTCAACAGACCCAGCTGTTATGATGAACAGTGCAGCAGAAGGCCAGTACATTGGTCTTAAAGGGCGCTTGCCAGTTCGGGTAATTGGCGCAGTTGCAAAAGGACAAGTAGTTTTTGTTGATAATAATGGTTGCGCAAGCACATCGTTTAACGGCGGTAGTATGGTTGGTATCGCACTTGAATCTAACACAGACACCGCAGAAAAATTAGTTGAATGCGTGTTAAAAGTATAAAGGTAATAATAAAAACATGTCTGAAAGATATCGCACAGATTACGATGGCGAATTTGTTATTATCAATAATACAATCAAAGATGGTAAAAAACATCAAGAACGTGAATGGATTGATAATCCAATTGAAAATCAGCACATTTCAGGCCGTGCCGCAGTAATTGGACACGGCGATAGTCGCCACACTACCAAGCTACACGGAAAATTTCATCTTCGCAATCACATTGAAAGACATACAGGCGGGCATTTATCACGTAAACGGCTACAAAGTTACGGAGCCGAAGGATGTTGGGAAGAATTAAAATGTGATTTCTATGTTGAATTTGACATTCCGACACTAGACAAACTTGTTAAATCTAACTACACTGAGAAAACATCTGTGTACAGCAATGCAAGAAATTGTATTACTACTACAGGAGAATTTTATCTTGTACCTTATGGCTACAGAGGACGCTCAATTGCAGTTGCAACATGGTTGGCATGTTTTGATGGTCACAAAGAAATATTTCTACTTGGAGTTGACGGAACAAACATCGATGGCACATCAGACGACACGGCTGTTAACCAAATAAACGCAATTATGGAATCATATCCATCTGTGAAATTTATTCATGTAAGCGACAATGTTGTTACTCCAACAATGTGGCGACACAACAAAAACTTTGCTACTTGGAAGTACAGTCAGTTTGTTTCTCTTTGTGACATATGAAACTTCTTAATAGTATTAATTTTTTCTAATACCTCTTCAAAGTTAATAGTAGTCCACAGGCCTGGATGTAACGGCCTTGGTCTAATTCCAGAATCTATCCAAGCATAACCGTGATGTTCGTAGTTAAGCATGGGTGTAAATTCATCGTCGATTAAACAAAAGAATGTATGATAACTAAAATTACTGTCGGCACTAGTAAACTTTTCAATTGGCACAAGTTTAACTATCTCTGGCCACATACCAATTTCTTCTTGGCATTCTCGTTGGATAGCTCTACTTAAACTTTCGCCAATCTCAACCTTACCGCCAGGCAAGCCCCAACATCCAGGATTTTTAGGATCGTTGCGTAGTAAATAAAGATACCGATCAGTTTTTATACTATAAAACCAAACACCAACGGCGTCAATCAAAGTACTAGGCTCCATTCACCTTCTGGGTACAATCCTTCGTAACTCTTGAGCCATTTGTTGTCAGCCCATCGATATTGTATACTAGTGGTTATGTTTGTTGTGTATTGTACTCCACTTTGGTTTGCACTATCAAACACAACATTCCATCGTGTGCCATCGTATTCGACGATATCATTTGTAACAGCTACCAATGGGGTACCATCAGTTCCTCTCCATGCAGCCGCGTTGCCACTAGCACTTCCGGTTGCATTAGTAATAAACAAATAACGTTGCCCTGCGGCCGCTGCTGGCAATCCAGCTGTTGTAGCCGGTCCCTTTCGTTGCGGATCTACAATTGCATTAACTGCGTCCAGTGTGTTTTGTGGAATAGTGTCTATATCCACAGTAAACAATAAGAATCGATCATCTGTTGGGTGATAAGCAACAGTGCCAGTAATAATACTATCATCGTATGGATTGTCAAGCTGTACCATACTAATACCATTGCGTAGAGAACCATATAAGTCAACTACTGCGTGCCACAAAAGATTGCTTGACGGAGGAGTTGGAACTTGTGTACCGTCGTTATTGAGTACTACTGCACTTGGCTGTAGTACTTGTAATTGGTTTCCTAACAATAGCACTTGATAATTGTATGGAGTAAATTTCTGTCTTGTGCCCAACAGTAAATCGTTGTTGTGTATTGCATCTGAATAATCACCACTGGAATCAAACACGCTAGCAATGATTTTTTGAACAACTCCAAGTTTTTTAACTTTAGCTGGGGGACTAATCCAAATTGGCATCATAAATCTCAGAGTTGCTATGTCAATTGGATTGTCTGTGCCCTGCGGGACTGATCGAGAGCTCCACGAAACTTGTTCAAGGTACATCACACTAAGACTAGTCCAGTCAATAAAGTTATCAGTGCTTTGTACTTCTAAACTTGGATTAAACAGTGTTAGTATTTGTTCTAGTAATTGCAATTTTTGATTAGTGTTTGATGTCCAAATGTCAACATTGATTTCCATATCATATGGAACAGGCATGAGTTTTTCAATAGTAAATGCAGTGCCTTGGGTAGTTTCATATGCTTCAGTGTCTTCGTCCCAATAACGCTGCCTTACATTTTGTTTCTCAACATAATAAGGTTCTTGCATGCGGGCACGAGCGTAGTTTAAGTTGGTAACGTGAAAAGTAATTAGTGGTGTACTTGGTAAAGCGTTGGCACTATTTTGTTGCATAATAGTTGCTGCTTGTCGGCTTGCATCACCATATCGCACAGGAACTCGATACAACGTAGCTGCATTTGTATCTTCGTCACGTCCGTATTCAACTTGAAAGTTGCTAAACACTCTTGTAACTTGCAGTAAAAATCTGCGTATTTGTTCGTCGTAAAAAAACTGTTGCATTAATTATCAGCCTGTGGTTTAAGTATATCATTAAGCCCTTGACGCTGTGGTATTTCGCCACGATCCGCAGTTGCGGTTTTGTTGGTATTGTTAACAAAACTACTACGTAGTGTTTGATTGTCAGGCCCAGGTGTAAGATCAGTTCGCACGTTGTCTTCATACTTAACCCAACGTGCGCCGTTGTAGCGGAAGAGTCTATTTGGGAAGTAATCGAGTCTCAATGCAAAGTCTCCTTCTTGTGCACCAGGCGGGAAACTAATACCTGGTGTAACTGGCAAGCCGTTTGGCGCAATACCGTCGCCAGTTAAATAGCCTAGCGTGTATCCATTGGCTCTTGGAGACTGTGGCTGTCCATCAACATCAACTTCGGTTGTGTCAACTGTAATACCGTTGTTGTC